TAAGTGATAGAGTAGATTTTCTACGAGCCTGCCAAAGACTGATTGGGGATAATGCTATCTGTATTACAGGACAAATTCCGCATGAAGAGCGCCCTGCGTTAATGGCTCAAATGGAACATGACAAAGATGTATTGTGTGGAACACAAGCTATATTCAGTGAGGGTATTTCATTGAATTCGCTGAGTTGCCTAGTTTTGGCTACACCAATAAATAACGAACCGTTACTTACACAGCTAATTGGAAGAGTAATTAGAACACAAGAAGGAAAGAAACAGCCTGTAATCGTTGATATTCACCTTGAGGGTAATACTGCAAGACGACAGGCAAATGCACGATTCGGATATTACATGAAGCAGGGGTACGATATTGAAACGATATAAGCATGGAAAAATTCTTCTTGACAAAAGGTTAAATTTTTGATATAATGATATTCTATAATTGGAAAAAGATACATAGAGCAAGTAAAGGAAAAGTTCGTGACATAATCACCATTGTCCATTCCTTGACCTACAATCTTATGCCCAAAAATAAACGAGATAGACTTTATAAGTTCTATCAAAAAGATTTTTCTGGACAGAGCTTCTTGCTTCACCCAGAAAGATTATTTTTACACCGAGAAGAATACGAGGATATAGAGATTGCACAGTATGTAGGTATTGCATCACAGCGGTCTTACGCCGAGTATAAACTCAGTAAAGATACCACACTAGACCTTTTTGAATACGACGGAAAGGACATAATTTTAAATAGTAACAGACTTCTAATGGTAAGTGAGAATCGTATACACTTTAAATTTGAAGACGATAAAGGAGTAAAAAAATGGCATTAACATTTAATCAATCTAAGGGCGAAGCCCAAAAAAGCAAAGTGAAAAGCTATACCTATGTAGATGGCGACAATAAAGTCCGCCTGATAGGAGATATTTGCTCAAGATATGTTTACTGGCTAAAGGGAGAAAACGATAAGAATATCCCTATGGAATGTCTATCATACGATAGAGAAAAAGAAACATTTAATAATCTTGAGAAAGATTGGGTAAGAGAATACTACCCAGATCAAAAGTGTACATGGTCATATGCAATACAATGTATTCATGGTGGCGAAGTTAAGGTTTTCAACCTAAAGAAAAAATTGTGGGAACAAATCAGAGTTGCTGCAGAAGATTTAGGTGATCCAACACACATGGAAACTGGTTGGGACATACACTTTAAAAGAGTAAAGACAGGCCCAATGGCTTATAATGTGGAGTATCAACTACAACCACTAAAATCAAAGCCAAGACCTCTAACAGACGAGGAAAAAGAATTAGTTGAAAATCTAAAGTCAATGGACGATGTTCTTCCTAGACCTACAGCAGACGCTCAGAAAGAGCTTCTTGACAGGTTAAGAGAAGGCGCAGGCAATTCCTCAGACGAGAGTATTGAAGAGGATTTTGCATAATGATTGGAGTAGGAGACAAATTTCCTTCATTTGAATTGAATGGAATTGATGATGAAAACAGTCATATAATAGAAAAGCATGATAGTATTTCCAAGTGGAGTGTTATCTTTTTCTATCCTAAAGACTTTACTTTCATTTGTCCTACTGAAATCAGTGGCTTCAATATCATTGGAGACGAGGCTGAAGTATTCGGTATAAGTGGTGATAATGAGTTTTGTAAACTTGCTTGGAAAGAATCCAATGACGAGATAAACGAAATCAACTTTTCATTACTTGCCGATTGCGGTCTTACACTAGCCAATGAATTAGGAGTTACAAACGGTAAAGTTTGCTATAGAGCAACTTACATCGTTGACCCAGATGGAGTTGTCGCTCATGTTTCAGTAAATCGTGACGACACAGGAAGAAATGCAGAAGAAGTTATGAGAACACTACAAGCACTTAAGTCAGGTGGACTGACTGGGTGTGCGTGGCAACCAGGAGATAACTTCGTTATATGATATTATTCACTGCAGACTGGCATATAAAGCTAGGGCAAAAGAATGTGCCTCTACCGTGGGCTTGCTCACGGTATGAGCTGTTCTTCCAACAACTAAAAGATTTAGAAGATAAAATAAGTTTACATATTATAGGTGGTGATCTTTTTGATCGTATGCCATCTATGGACGAGCTTACTTTATATTTTGACTTTGTAAAAGGTGTAAATGTGGAGACTATCATATTTGACGGTAATCACGAAGCTACTAGAAAGCATAAGACATTTTTTACAAATCTAAAAAGAGTTACAGAAGAACTCAATCCAAAAGTAAAAGTTATAACAGAAACTTTTTATCTTCACGATTGGGCGATTCTACCCTATGCTGACTTGCATAGAAAGAATAGTATAGAAGATATAGATGATGTAGATTATCTATTTACTCATGTTCGTGGAGAGATACCACCTCATGTTACACCAGAAGTAGACTTAGAAAGGTTTGATAAGTTTAAAACTGTATTTGCAGGAGATTTACATGCTCACGAGAATACTCAACGAAATATTGTATATCCTGGCAGTCCTATGACTACTTCTTTTCACAGAAATGTAGTGAAGACTGGTTATCTACTTATAGATGATGACTGGTCTTGGACATGGCATGAGTTTAATTTACCACAGTTAATTAGAAAAACTGTAACAAACCCAGAAGAGATGATACAGACTGACTGGCATCATACAATATATGAACTTGAAGGAGATATATCTGATTTAAGTAATATTAAAAATTCAGATTTATTAGACAAAAAAGTCATAAAAAGAAAGACAGAAGCAGCTTTGATACTTGATACAGAGATGTCTATTGAAGAAGAATTAGTAGAGTATCTAAGCTATATATTAGAATTAGAAGATAATAAAATTAAGAAAATTGTAGGAGTTTTTAATGATAAAGCTAAAGAAGCTGACGTGGAGTAATTGCTTTAGTTACGGAGAAACGAATGAACTTGATTTAAGTTCAGACACTCTCACTCAGCTAGTAGGAACAAATGGTACAGGAAAAAGTTCAATACCTCTCATATTAGAAGAGGTGTTATTCAATAAAAATTCTAAAGGTATTAAGAAAGCAGACATTGCGAATCGTAAAATAGATAAAGGTTATAGTATTAATCTTTCTTTTGCTGTAAACGATGATGAGTATGTACTTGATATTTCTCGTAAGGGAAGTATCAAGTGTAGGCTCTGGAAGAATGATGAAGATATATCATCACATACAGCTACGAATACTTATAAAACTTTAGAAGAGATATTAGGAATAGATTTTAAAACTTTCTCTCAAATTGTATATCAGAATACAAATGCCAGCTTACAGTTTCTCACAGCAACAGACACTAATCGTAAAAAGTTTTTAATAGATTTATTACAACTTGATAATTACGTTAAGTACTTTGAGGTATTCAAAGAAATGTCTAGAGAGCTGGGTACAGAGATTTCTTCTGTGCAAGGTAAACTTTCAACTATTGAAAAATGGTTAAATGACAACAAATTGGAAGATACATCACTACTTCCAAAATTGGATTTACCATTTTACTCAGAAGAAGACGAGAAACAATTACGTTCATTACAAGTAGAATTTGAAAATATCACTCAAACAAATAAAAAAATAAATACTAATAATTATTGGAAAGAACAGTTGCAACTCATAGACCTTGATAAGTATAAAATGGTATACGGTGAGGTTGAGAGTTATGATGAGTTACAAGAGGAATTAGGAAAATGGAGAGGAGTGGCTTTCCAAAGTAAATTTGAAGGAACAGATGAAGAAGTCTGTCCTACATGTGGGCAAGATGTTGATAAGTATCTTATCAACCAAATGCAAAGTAAACAAGAAAAAGAGATAAATGAAGCAGAAGAAAAAATACAGTCCATTAGAGAGGAAATTAATACTATCAAAAGTAATAATGAAATCATCAATGAAAGAGATTCCAAGAGAAAGGAATGGGAAGACTGCTATAGAAGTATTGACCAGGGCTTACCCTCAGAGATTCTTTCTGCAGAAGATTTACAACAAAGTATTGATGATCTTGAAGCAACCATTTCAGAACAAAAAGAAAGACTTCAAGAAATCATAGAAGAGAATACAAGTAGAGAACGACATAATACTAGAATAGGTATTATAGAAGAACAAACACAAGAGTTTGAAAATGAATTAAATTATTTTTCAGAAAGATTAGATTTAATTCAAGACAAGCTATCTTGCGCTGATATACTAAAGAAAGCATTTAGTACTAATGGTTTATTAGCATATAAGATAGAAAATTTAGTAAAAGACTTAGAAGAACTAACAAATGAATATCTAGCTGAGTTATCTGATGGAAGATTCAATTTACAGTTTGTAGTATTAAACGATAAACTGAATGTAGAATTAGACGATAACGGAAAGCCAGTAGATATATTATCTCTTAGTGCAGGTGAGTTAGCAAGAGTAAATACTTCAACGCTACTCGCAATTAGAAAACTAATGAGTAGTATATCAAAGTCAAGAATCAATGTACTTTTCTTAGATGAAGTTACAAACGTTCTTGATGAATCAGGAAAAGAGAAATTAGTTGAGATACTTCTTGGAGAAGAAGAATTAAATACTTACATAGTATCTCACGGCTGGACTCACCCGTTACTCTCTAAAGTTGAAGTTATAAAAACAGACGATATAAGTAGACTGGAGTAATTATGGCAATAGAATTTGCAGATGTGCTAAAACCACAACCAAAAGAAAATATTCTTATAGTAGACGGCTTAAACATAGCCTTTAGATGGAGACATCAAGGTATACTTGATTTTAAGTGGGATTACATAAGAACTGTTGAGTCGTTAGCAAAGTCTTACGAAGCGGGAACTATAATCATCACGGCTGATGGAGGGAGTAGTTATAGAAAGGATATATACCCAGAGTATAAAGCCAACCGTAAAGAAAGATTTGCTGACCAGACTGAACAGGAACAGAAAGAGTTTGAAATGTTTATGGCAGAATTTTCAAGCACACTTTCAGAATTGAAAAAGAAATATATGGTTTTTCAATTTAAAGGAGTAGAAGCAGATGATATTGCTGCTTATATCTCCATGAATTTAGACAAGTATAGTTTCCAAGACTGTTGGTTAATATCATCAGATAAAGACTGGGACTTGCTTATAAACGATAGGGTATCAAGATTTAGTACTGTGACTAGAAAAGAGACAACAGTATATAATTGGGACGATCATTATGATTTTGAGATACCTGAATATATCACCTTTAAATGCCTAACAGGTGATAAAGGAGACAACGTACCGGGTATACCAGGCGTTGGTCCGAAGAGAGCCGTACAGTTGATGGAACAGTACGGAAATGTTTTTGATATTTACGATGCCTGCCCAATAAATGATAGGTATAAATACATTCAGAATCTTAACGAACACTCAGAACAACTTCTGATGAACGTAGAACTAATGGATTTAATTACTTATTGTGCGGAAGCTATCGGTGATAAAAACAAAGATATAATTGATAGTGAAATAATGAGGTATGTAAATGGAAATTGATTACAGTAGAGATAATCTATTAGACGTAATGTCTATTAGAACATTAAAAGATAGATATATGGTTGGGAATGAAACTAGTCCTCAACAGGCTTTTGCTCGTGCAGCAACTGCTTTTGCTGATGATGCGGATCATGCTCAGAGACTATATGACTATGCAAGTAAACATTGGTTTATGTTTGCTACACCCCTACTCTCCAATGGAGGGACTGATCGGGGTCTTCCCATCTCGTGTTTCTTGAACTATGTTGAAGATAGTAGAGAGGGAATTACAGGACATTACACAGAAAACGCGTTTCTTTCTTCGTTTGGAGGAGGAATTGGCGGCAGTTGGAGTGATGTTCGCGCTTCAGGAACAAGGACTTCTAAGGGTTCAGAATCCACAGGAGTTGTTCCATTCGTTAAAGTTGTAGACGCTGAAATGTTAGCGTTTAGTCAAGGAGTTACTCGTAGGGGCTCATATGCAGCTTATTTGCATATTACGCACCCAGAGATTGAGGAATTTCTTGACGGAAGAAAACCAACTGGCGGTGATGTTAATAGAAAGTTTACAAACTTACATCACGGCATAGTACTTAGTGATGATTTTATGGAAAAGATTCACAGAGCTACTAAAGAGGACGGATTTGATGATAGTTGGGAACTTATAGACCCACACTCAAAAGAAGTAAAGAAAGTAGTAAGTGCAAGAGCGCTTTGGGTAAAGATACTTCAAAACCGTATGGAAACAGGAGAACCATACATTATGTTTGAAGATGCAGTAAATGCAGACTTACCTGAGTTTCAGAAGAAGAAAGGATTAAGAGTAAATCACTCCAATCTATGTTCAGAAATCACTCTTGCCACAAACGAGGAGAGAACAGCAGTTTGTTGTCTATCCTCTGTAAATTTAGAATATTATGACGAATGGAAGCGAACACCCGCCTTTATCCCTGATTTAGTGCGTATGCTTGACAATGTTCTTGAATATTTTATAAACAATGCTCCTGACCAGCTAGAAAAAGCTAAATTTAGTGCTTACAGAGAAAGATCAATAGGTCTTGGCGCTATGGGATTTCATGCCTATTTACAAAGAAACAGTATTCCTTTTGAGGGAATTGCAGCTTCTACTGTAAATTATGAAATGTTTAACCATATCAAATCTCAAGCACAAACCACAACAGAACAACTTGCAGTTGAAAGAGGAGCTTGTCCAGATGATGATTCTTGCTCAGTAAGAAATGCACATCTTTTAGCAATCGCTCCTAATGCAAGTAGTTCTATTATTTGTGGTAATACTTCACCAAGTATAGAACCTTACCGAGCAAATGCTTTTACTCAGAAAACAAAGAGTGGTTCATTTCTACAAAAGAATCCTTATTTAGATTTGGTTCTAACAAGTTACGGAAAGAATACCGAAGAGACTTGGAGAAGTATCGTTACGAACAAGGGGAGTGTTCAACATCTTGACTTCTTAACCGAAGAAGAAAAAGAAGTATTTAAAACTGCCGTTGAGATTAATCAATCGTGGGTAGTAGAGCATGCGGCACAGAGACAAGAATTTGTTTGTCAGTCGCAAAGTGTAAATCTATTTTTCCCGCCTGATGTAACTAAAGGTGAACTACATAATGTTCATATGTTAGCATGGGCGAAGAATATGAAAACTCTTTACTATCTAAGAAGTGAAGCTATCTCACGAGCAGATAATGTATCTAATAAAATAAAAAGAGAGATAATTTTTGAGCAATCAGATTGTCTAAGTTGTGAGGGGTAAATATGTTACTAGAAGAAAGAAACTTTTATAAACCGTTTAGTTATCCATGGGCTTTTGAGGCATACAAAAAGCAACAGCAAATGCATTGGTTGCCAGATGAAGTACCGTTACAAGACGATATAAAAGATTATAATGAAAAATTAACGCCTGATAATAGATTACTTTTAGATAATATCTTTAAGTTTTTTACTCAGGCAGACGTTGATGTATGTTGTGGATATGCAAAGCATTATCTACCTACATTCAAACAACCAGAAGTGAGAATGATGTTAGTAAGTTTTGCTGCTATGGAAGCAGTACACCAGGAAGCATATTCTTTACTTTTAGAGACTCTTGGTAAGTCAGATGATATGTATCAAGAGTTCATGGATATTCAAGAGATGGTAGAAAAGCATGAATATTTAAGCGATTTCAGTATGGAAACTAAACATGATATCGCTAAGACAATGGCTGTATATAGTGGTTTTACAGAGGGCGTCCAGCTTTTTAGTAGTTTCGCTATTCTTTTGAACTTTCCAAGACATAATCTAATGAAAGGCATGGGTCAGATAGTTACATGGAGTATTCGTGATGAAACACTTCATGTAGAGAGTGTATCTAAATTGTTTAGAACATTCATTGCTGAAAATCCAGAGCTATGGACAGATAAACTTAAGTATGAAATCTACTGCGCTGCAGAAAGAGTAGTAGAATTAGAAGATAAGTTTATTGATGTGTGTTTTGCACAAGCTAAAATTCCTGATTTAACAGCTAAAGAAGTAAAAGAGTATATTCGTTATATTGCGGATAGAAGATTACTTGGATTAGGAATGAAAGAAATATTCCATAGTAAAGAAAATCCTTTGCCATGGATAGATATGCAAATAAATGCGGTTGAGCATACCAACTTTTTTGAAAATCGTGCTACCGAGTATGCTAAGGCTAGCACCCAAGGTAATTGGGAAGATGTATTTAAATAAGGAGAAATTATGAGTACTCAAAATCCAGAAGTCACACAGGACGAACCAGTCTTAGTGCTTGACGATAAAAAATATGTCATCGCTGATTTATCAGATGAAGCAAAATATTTTGTTGCTTGTCTTAATAGTTTAGGACAAAAAAGACAAAATCTACAAATGGAACTTGATCAAGTTTCAGTTGCTACAGAAGGATTTACTGCTAGATTAAAAGAAGCAGTTGAGAATCCAACAGATGACGAGGTCGTAGAGGCCGAATAAAAAAAGGGGCTTACTGCCCCTTTTTCTTTTTATACAGTTCGTTTTCTTTACGAACTTTTTTCCAAAATTTCTTATCTACCTCTTTATAGATAGTTTCTTGAATATGCTTTAATGTGCTTGATTTCATTTGTACTCCCTTTTACTGTAATTCCCCATGAATGTAAGCTATTGTTTAAATCAACTGATGATATATCATATGGAAAAGTTAATGAGTTTGCGTCTATCCATTCTTTCATAAGTGCAACGGGTGCATGCATGTATATATCATAGTAGTCATCAACCGAACCGTCTTTTTTATGTATTCTTGCAAAATATCTTCCATTGTCTCTTTTAAACCATGCTGGTAGTGATATACCTGGTTCTCCATATTTAGAAACAAATTCGTCATTCGGTAAAACTATTTTTGCCATTACTTCTTTTGTTGTCTTGTCAAATTTTAGTGCATACCAATTACAGTAACTAGAGTATGATAGATTATATGCTGTTTTTATTGCACTAGAAGGTTCTTCCATATTGTACCAACTAATCCAGTCATTTACATAAGGCAAACGATCTGGTGCGCCCTCTGCCACAAGATT